GCTAAATGTTGGTAAAAAATTAGAGAAATGTTGGAAGTTTATGGAAGAAATTGATCTTATTTCTTCAAACAATGGCGAAACTTTCAACAAACAACTGCTAAACTTTAGTAAAAAGTATCAAGTAAATAAAGAAAAAAACGCAAAAAGAATTTCTGAATGGCGTGAAAATCAATCAGTTACAGAAAATGTAACAAGTTACAAAAGTGTTCGTAACGATGATAAAGTAAAAGAAAGTAAAGTAAAAGAAAGTAAAGTAAAAGAACAAGAAGATAATATACTTGTTTACTTTAATACTATTTTACCTAATTACCAATATAGTGATTTTAGGATTGAAGAAATAAAAAAATGGATTTCTTATAAAATAGAAAAGAAAGAAAAATATACTAAATTGGGATTCGAAGCTTTTCTTAAAAAATGGGATCATTGCGATGACCAGGAATTTGCTGAAATGATTTCTTCAGCTATGGCGTCAAACTGGAAAGGATTATTTAAACCTAAAAAAGATTATAATGGAAATTCAAACGACAAGCAACTCGGAACTTCAGCTGCAAGAATGGAAGCCCTCAGAAATTGGTAAAGGTCTAGGCATCCAGATTCTTCAAGCTCAAAATGGTTTAGCAATTAGAAAGCAAAACGAAGAAGACTTAAAGCAAGTACTTCGCTATGTAATGATTCTAGTAGGACTGCGGGGAAACAACTTACCGACAGATGAAGAAAAGCTTGTCTTAATAAATTTCATTAAAACAAACTTTTCTAATCAGACAATTGCAGAAATTAAGTTAGCTTTCGAGCTTGCAGTTGCTGGAAGATTTACCGTAGATGTAAAGACCTATGAGAATTTTTCTTGTGAATACTTTGCCAGAATTATGAACGCTTATTTAGATTATGCAAGAGCTGAAACAAGAGCGATACCAAAGCAAGAAGAACCTGCCAAGCCTAAGCCTTGCGATAGCGTTTTAAAAGCTCAATGTATTGAAACTGCAAATATGTACGCGCAAGAAATTTGGAAGGCACAGAAAGCAAAGAATGAGTTTAAATGGATAGCTGGAGGATTGCATATTCTCTACGATTACCTAAGTGAGTTTGGCATCTACACAACTCCAGTAGAAGACAAGCTAAGGATTGCAGAGAAGTTTAAGCATCTGAAAGGCGAAGAGTTTAAAGTAGCTTGTAAGACTCAGGCATATAAAGAATTTATACATGACCTTGTAAACTTTGATTCTGAGATAAATAGTGAAGGAAAAATTAAACCGATAGAATAATGAAAAAGATAAATCATAAATCAAATATTGTAAATGATAATTATACAAATTATGTATATGAGTCTTATGATATTCAAAATAAAGAATTTACATCTGTTGAAATTAATTACCAATTAGATAATTTAAATACTTTTGATTGGAATATAATTGTAGTTTTTGGTGGTAGTGGTAGTGGTAAAACTTCAATTCTTAAAAATATTGGAGATATAAAAACTCCAAATTTTAAAAGTGGAATTGCATTGATTTCTAATTTTGATTGGCTTGATCCAAAAGATGCAACTCATTTACTTACTTCAGTTGGATTATCTTCAGTTCCTACATGGTTAAGACCATTTGAAACATTATCAAATGGAGAACAATATAGAGCTACAATTGCATATTTAATTAGCAAAGCAAAAGAGAACGAAATAATTTTAATTGATGAATTTACTTCAGTTGTAAATAGAGATGTAGCTAAATCAATGAGCTTTGCAATTCAAAAATATATTAGAAGGAATAATAAAAAAGTATTTTTTGCTTCTTGTCATTATGATATATTTGAATGGCTTATGCCTGATTATGTTTTATCCCCAGAAAAAGGAGGCGCACTTGAGAAAGGCGAATGGCTTAGGCAAGGAAAGCCAAGTATTGAATTATCAGTTCATAGATGCAAACCTAAAGTTTGGGACTTGTTTAAAAAGCATCATTATTTAACAGAAGATGTAAATGAAGCATATATCTTTTTATTGTTTGAATTGAATAATAAACCAATTGCTATTAATGTAATGGGAATACAAGTAGGTAAAACAGATTGTTTTAGAAGTTATAGAGAAAGCAGAATAGTTGTTTTACCAGATTATCAAGGCATGGGAATTGGTAGTAAAATATCAGAATTTTGTGCTGGTATATCAAAGTTTTCTAAATCAAATTATTATACTAAAACTAGCAATCCAGCATTAGGAGAATATAGGAATAAAAATATTAATTGGATTGGAACAGGGCACAATGGGAAAATAAGAACAGATGAAGTAAATCACGATAATAAATATAACAAACTTAGAAAGTCAATTCATTATTGCCACAAATATATTGGCAAGCCTATTGAAGGTTATGATGAGCTTTTATTACCTATTGATAAATTAAGATATAACGAAGAACATAAATTTCAATTAGCTTTATTTTAGACACTAAAAAAATGATAAGAATAATAAAACTACTAACGCTTGTCGTTACTATAATTTGCACTGGCTTAGTTTTATATAAACTATTCCAAGAAGACGAAGAGAAAAGATTGAATGGATTTGTTTCAAAAAATCGAAAACCTATCTTTGAAATGGAAGTAGGGCATGATGAATGGCATGGCAAACTTGAACCAGGTAGATATACAAAATCGGGAATCTTAATCATAAAAAAATAATGGCGCGTTACCCAAGACTAAAGGATCATAAACTTACTTGTCCAACTTGCGAGCATAAGTACGAGCTTGATTTTGTGGATAAGATGTTTTTAAAAACTGATAATATCCATTCAATAAATATCAAGTGCGACTGCGGAAGTACGGTCATGATTTATAATACCAGCTACGGATTTTATTCGACTAAGATTTACGATAGCGAAAAGAAGAATAAATATCATAGATTACGGAGGCAGTTGCAACGAGAAGCTTTATTATATTCAAGCTCAATATGACAACGGTCTACGGCAAAGTACCAAGCAAATCTAACGGCTATCGCATAGGCAATAATCGCCTTTACAAGTCTAAGGAATTACACCAATACGAAGAGAGCTTTAGACTTCAGACAATTACGTTAAGCAAGGGAATAGATTTCGAATTTGGAATAACAATTCGAGTCTATTTCCAGTCTAATAGATCAGACCTAGACAATGCCGCTAAAGTCATATTAGATTGCCTTCAGTCAAACGGAATAATAACCAATGACAGATTGTGCATCCACTTAGAAATGGATAAGCATATAGACAAGATTAATCCGCGCATAGAGTTTGATATTTATGGAATTACAAAGTAATTACAAGAAGGCAGTAGATTGGATAGATGCGCAGAAGATAGAACCTAATACTGAGTTTGACTTAGGATATGGAGTTTTTATAAATGATTTAGCTAAATGCTTGCAAACAAATAAAGAAAGATTATTAACTTGCGAAGGATACCTTCAGAAGCTTAGTTTTTTAAAGGTCAAAATGATTAAAGATAAACTAAACCAAACCAAATGAAAAAGCTCACAGAACGAGAAACCTTTGTAATTTACGCAGGACTTACCAACGCTTTAGTAGATCATATTGAGAACGACTTCCGTAAGTCTATCTATAACAAGCAATCACTAAAATTTAAAAGCCAGAACTTACTTACGGAACTAATCAGTATAACAGATAAGCTTTACGCTGAAGGTGCAGACGAAGAAGTAGTAGACCAGCATGTTATGGCTGGAGATGTAATGCTTAAATTCTTTAAGCTAGGCATGAAGATGGCGGATATGGATGAAGTTAAGCATCAAGGATTAAATACTCAGCTTAACATATTGCTGAAATCTTACGGCTTAGATATTGATTTTTAGGCAATTAGCTTTTTTAATTAAAAAAATAATTTAACTTTATACCATAAAAGGTATAAAATTGCTTTAACTTATAACATTTATATCATATCGGGTACAATTTAAACAACCAAACAATGAAAAAATTTATCAAGATTACAACAAGAAATCAAGATGGAAGTATTGTGAGAAGCTGGATTGATCAGGAGCAAATTGCACAATTGTCTCAGCATACTCAGCAACAAGGAGACAATGAAGGAACTTGTAGATTTGTAGATGGTTCAATTCTTGAGCTTATTACTTTCAATGAAACGCTTGATTCTTTGAATTAAAAATCGCCAAACAAATGGAAGAGTTTATAGAGAAAGTCTGGGATGATATGCCAATCATCATCGAAGATTTACCAGTAGAACCTGCAAAAGAAGATATGGTAAATTCGCCTTCGCACTATCAAGGCAATAAGTTTGAAGTCATTGATATTATAGATGACTTTAATTTAAGCTTTAATACTGGCAACGCCATTAAATATATTTTGAGAGCCGACAAGAAGGGCAACCATAAACAAGACTTGCTTAAAGCCATATGGTATTTGGAGCATGAGCTTAACAAACTAAATGGATAGACTAATCATTGAGGCTATTTTCGTAGGAATCGCGGAGATAGCCTTTATCGTTTTTATGACTTGCATGATAATCCAAGAGCGCAAGAGATCATGATAGCAAAAACTCGAAGCGAATTGATTGCAGAGCTTTACGAAAGTAAGGAGATAGCCTCCGCGCTAAGAAAGATGCAACCAGCTTCACTAAGAGAAGAACTACGACAAGAGATGTTTGTAAACCTATGCTCAATAACAGATGATAAATTCTGGAGCATTTACAATAACAACGGAGTAGGTGGCTTGAAGTTCTGGCTTGTAAGATGTATGCTAAATATGATTTATTCGACTTCGATGAATCAGCCATTTTTTAAGAACTTTCGAGCTAAGTATGAAGCGATTGATGGCTTTGAGAATATACCAGAGCTAGAAGATAATTCGAAGGAAGCAAAGGAATTGCTATTTATACAAGTAGAATCGAATCGAAAGAATCTTACCTGGTATGAAGATACTATGCTAGATACCTACATCGATTTAGGATTCAATCAAACAGAAGTATCTAGGCGCACAAAGATTCCTTATCAAAGCGTAGTCAAGACAATCACAGTAATTAAAAAGAAGCTACGAGATGGAAGATAATTTAAAGCCAAATGAGAGAGCTCAATCTTTGATAAACAATGGCTTATACTTTGCTGGTAATAAGACAATGGCAAAGGAGTTAGCTTTGTATATTTGCCAAGTGGTAAAGGATCAAAAGCTAAAGATTGACGATAAGATATACTGGGAATTAGTAACGGAAGAAATATATAACTCATGATCATTTTAGCAGCGATTGCCTTTGCAGTATTTTTTAATATGACTAATCTGCATAAAAGCTTTTACTTAAACTTTAAGCCATTTAACTGCGTACCTTGTCTATCGGTATGGAGCGCAATGGTTATGTATTTAATGCCAGATAATTTGATTAGCTTTATTGCTACTGTTTTCTCAGCTGGTATTATTGGAGCAATAACATTTAGATTAATTCATAAGCTATGACATATATCAAACTTAAAAAAATTGTCAAAAAACAAAAAGCATCAGAGCAAGCATTAAAGAATGCTCCTAATCAATATAATAATATTATTTATTTTGGACTAGATACTTATAATGAGATTAATGATATTTTAAAAAATAACTATAAAAAAGTTGAACCTATTAAAATATAAGCTATGAGTCCAGAAGATATTAAATTCTTAGAAGAGCATATCATTAATTTTGAAGCGGTAAAGCTTGGCTTCACTAGAAATATAGACTTTCCAGTACTTGATGAATATACTCGAATTTACCAGCGTAATTTAGATCAGCAATTTGTTCTGAATGCTTGGTGCGGTGCTTGCGTATTTGATATGCTCAAGCGATTAGAAGCACACTACGAAGGCATTAAGTTCATGGAGAAAAGAAATGCAACTCAACCAACCAAAACGAATGAGCAACCAAATAAGAATACTAGGAAACGGAAGCAAGCATAGCGGAGTTACCTACCATAGAATCGCTTTACCTTTGTCCACAATGGCTAAAGAGTATGCGATGATTACCGACACACCTACTGGAGAAATGATTAAAGAGAAGGATATTAATATCTTTCTAGTAAATCGCTTTTCAGAAACTGCAAGCTTAATTCAGATTCTAGAATGGAAGCAGAAGTATGGCTTTAAATTGGTAGTAGATATTGACGACTACTGGGAGTTATTTACTCAGCATTTAAGCTATGGAATGTATAAGGTAAATGGTATTGGTTCAATTATCAAATCGTTTATTAAGCATGCTGATTTAGTCACTTGTACGCATACTAGACTATGGGCGGAGATTATCAAGATCAATAAGAACTGCGAAGTAATTCCTAACGCTTTGCCATTCGATAAGGATCAGTTTACTGCGGTGCGTATGCCTCATGAAAAGGTTACGATTGCACATACTGGAAGTATAACTCACTATCCAGATATAAAGCAATTGAAAGCTCCTATCTATGCTTTATCAAAAGACAAAAGATTTGTAGCTAACACCAGAATGCTTTTATGCGGATGGAACGATTTTAACAAGTGGCATTGGGATGAGATGGCAAATATTTATACGGCAAACGAAAGATTAGAATACAAGATACTTGAAAGCTTGCCAGTTGATTTGTACATGAACCATTATGCGGAGGCAGATATATTAGTAACTCCTTTGCTTGATAATAAATTTAATAAGCTAAAGTCTAACCTAAAAGCATTAGAAGCTGGAGCGAAGAACATTCCGATTCTAGCAATGAAGCGTGATCCTTATGCAGACATTCCTACTATCTTTCCAGTAACTCATTGGGAAAGCGATATAAAGAGAATGGCAGAAAGTGAAGCTATGCGAGAAGATTGGGGATATGGTAATGGCGAATACGTTAGAAAGCATTTTGATTTATTTAAAATTAACGAGGCGAGGACACAGATATATAATAACTTATTAAATTCTTAATTATGGAAATCTGGAAAGACATCATAGGTTATGAAGGTATTTATCAAATATCTAATTTAGGTAATGTAAAATCTCTAGATCGTGTTACGGAAAGAACTGGACTTAGAGGTAATATGAAAAGGAAAGGACAATATCTAAAAATCAATACTGATACTGCTGGATATTTTTCAGTTAATTTATCTCATAAAATTCATAGAATTCACAGATTATTAGCTTTACATTTTTTAGATATAATTGAAGGAAAAGATATAGTTAATCATATTGATAAAAATAGAAAAAATAATAATCTTGAAAATTTAGAATGGTGTACTATGTTAGAAAATAATATACATGGTATTGATTATTCTAAAACATTATCTGGTTTGACTGGTGTAACTTTGCATAAGCCTACTGGACTATGGATGGCACAAATTAATTATAATAAAAAATACAAAAATTTAGGTTATTATAAAACTAAAGAAGATGCTTATAATGCTAGATG